CTTTACTGTCGTTCTAAGGTCGCCAATGTCGATGCCCTCAAGAATACTCTCATTTCTTAAATCTTCCATCTGCTTGCACACTTCGCTCACTCCTTTCGGGTTTTCTTTAAGATACCTGGTCTTCTCTGCCATTAACGGGAAAATCATATCATTAGCCTGCGTACAGTTAAAATCATGCATCAATTTTCCAACATCAGAATCCCCACGATACTCGCCGTTCACATATATGATATGCGTTCCATCATTAAATGGCTTTCCAGTTGTGGTAATTATATTCTGTATAGGATATAATGGCTGGTTTTCTCCAAAATAATCGTTTTCTGTTATAAAGATCACATAAGTATCTGGCAGACTGCTGAAATCCTCTCCTGCATCAAGATTTTCAATATCCATCATGCTGGAATGATATCTGGCACGGTGTGGATCTGCTCCGATATCCGCTCTTTGAACTTCAATGTCGTACTTTTTTCCCATTGAATCTGTACCATAAGCGTCCAAAAGAATAGATTTTGCACCTGTCACGCGTTTTAAATCAGCCTGAGTTTCACAAGAAACCAGCTGTAAATCGGTCTTCCCTGTTATAATGCGCAGCACCATTTCCGCTAATGGCACGTTGTTTCTAAAAAGGCAACGCATGAAAGTATCATCAATCGGTCTAAAACCTCGTAAACGTTGAAGGTCTTCTTGATGATGCCTTTTCTTTCGTTCCTCCAGTGTTTCGGCCATCGGTGCCACCTCCTCAAAGTGTTATCAATCGGAGTATACAATACCCCTATTGTATTTTCATGTTACCATAAAGCCATCCGTTTATCAAGCGGTCTTCTGTGAACTTTCCAGTAATTTTCACCGGCTTTTCAGGCACCGATAAGCATCCTCGATAAAACTTATGAACTCCACGCTGGCACACTCGATCAGGCACCTTCCTTCCACGGCTTTCAACTTTTCCATAACCATTTCTGCCAGTGCATCCCCACGCTCTCTCATCTTCTGATCCGCAAACGCCAAGGACTCATCGATGAACGCAGCGTACTTTGCACCATCAATATTGCTTTGTACCGGCACGCCTTCGCCACTGTCAAGCCGGATCACTTTTGGCTCATACACAGCCCTCACCTTTCTCAGTGCCTCTGCCGGCTCCATGCTCTGGAGATATAATTTCATAGCACCGGCCGCCACAATTTCATCAGCTGTTGCACCATATTTCTCTGCCAGCATCCCAGCTACATCTTTCATTCCAAACACTCCTCGCTATGTGTATTTTCTGTCGTATGTGTATTTCTCGCCACCCACAACATATAACAGGATTCTGCACATAGCAATCCTTACGGGTAAAAAAGGCCAGACAAAAAAAGGCAAAATAGCAGCACAATAAAACATTAAACAAAAAAAGCCCTGCCAGATGCAGCCACAAAAGCCACACCCGGCAGGGTCCTGTCTCCTTCCATCACACCGCTTCTTCCCTCTCGCGCTTCGCTGCAGTTGTCAGGTATCTGCGGTACTGAATGCTGAATCCGTACACCTTATAAGGAGCATCCACATAGACCACATTACCGTCCATGTCACTCCGCTTATAACCCATGAAGCTGTCGAGCGTTCTGCGGTTGCCTTTTGAGGTCAGTGTCACACCGAAGTTTGTCTTATAGGTTGCCACATCCCCCTGCAGTACCCCGCTCTCAACAAAAGCACAGTAGATGCCTTTTTCAAAGTGAAGCATATCTGGTGCTTCTGCGATCCGCTCAGGAGTCAGCTTGAGCTTTCCGCTGGTGATGGCACGTTTCCGGCCTTCGATGGCATTTCCGTCCACATCCCGAAGCAGGGTTCCCTGTACATCCAGACCGTTGACTCTCAGCGGCATTCCGCCTGCATTGGTATCCGGCAGTTCTTTCAGGCAGGCAAGGAAGTATTCAAAGTTCTTTTTCATGATCGCCAGTACACCCTGTTCCTCCTCGATCGTCTGCCGTTCCTGTTGGAGTGTTTTCAGCCGTTCCTGCAGGTCGTTCACAAGTTCTGTATAAATCTGGGCTTCCGAGCCTTCCTCCGTTTCCGTCCCATAGAAGCTCACTCCGATGCTTCCCGGTGTCAGTCCGCTCCGGATGTCCAGGTCGATGTCGTCAATGGTCACTTCCCCGTTGGAAAGGGCTTCATTCAGTTCCACGTTCTGTTCCAGTGCAGCTTCCCGAAGCGCCGCCACCTGATGGCTGATGGCATCCTGCAGGCGTTCTTCCATCTCCTTGATCTGATTTTCCACCGTTGCCATCCTCTGCACCGAGATGCTGTTGTTATTCGCCAGCCGGACAGCCTGCTCATAGGCGTTGTCAAACATCGTCACGATCATGGAGGCATCACCGTGCTGTTCAAAGTCACGCTTCATGCTGTAGAGCAGTTCCATGAAACTCTGCTCCAGCGCACACTCATGGTAGCGTTCTGAGGGGCAGCGCTTGTTTGCCGCTTCCTTTTCCTCATCCGACATGCAGCCTTTCTTGCTCCGGCAATACGCCTTCTGGTCGGGAGAACCGTTCTTCGGCGGCTCACCGTCCCGCTCCCCGACCTTACGCTTGCACCGCCAAACGGGATACGAATAGGTGTATTTTTCCAGATACTCTCCGGTATCCTCACCAGTCGCCTTAAGACTCCGCTCATCGCTGTAACCATTTGCCACACCCGTGTAGGTTGTACGGAAGAATCCCTCCCCGCAGGGCTTTCCGGTATCCGGCCCATTCTCCAGGATCGCACCACAGCGCAGGTTTCCAAACGGAGAACCCTTAATGCTCTTTACCTTTTTCTTGCCGGGGCCTTTCGTCATATCTGCCCTCGGCTTCTCGAACAGCATGGTCTGCACTTTATCCCAAGTCACGCGGTCGATGATGCCCACATGATGGTTCTTCACATAGTACCGGGGTGCTTCGCCCTTGTTGATGCTGGAACGGTGGGTAAGGAAGTCTTTGGTAATGGTCTTCTGCATCTCGATGTCGCCCACATACTTCTCATTCCGCAGGACGATCAGGATCGAGCTGGCACTCCACTTCTTCCCGTTGACCGTGAATTTTTCCATCTGGTTCAGCTCCTGAGCGATCTTATTCGCCGTCTGGCCTTTCACGAAACGGTCAAAAATGTAGCGGATGATCTCTGCCTGCTCCGGCACGATGACCCACTGCTTATTTTCCCCAAGCTCATATCCCAGCATCCGTTTCAGATTGATATGCGGGACACCAGACTGGAACTTCTTCTGGATGCTCCATCGGATGTTATCGGAAATGGAACGGCTCTCATCCTGTGCCAGTGCAGAAAGGATCGTCAGGATCAGCTCACCTTTGGCGTCCAGCGTGTCGATGTTTTCTTTCTCGAAATAGATACCCACTGGCGGCTTCAGCTGCCGAAGCTCACGGGTACAGGTCAGGGAGTCAATGGTGTTTCGTGCGAATCGGGAAATGGACTTTGTAACGATGTAGTCCAGCTTTCCATTCATCGCATCTTTTATCATGCGGTTGAATTCTTCTCGATGTTCCCGGTTGGTACCAGATTTTGCTTCATCCGCGTAGATGCCGGCAAAGATCCAGCCGGGCTTCCGGGTGATGAGGTCTTTGTAGAATGCTTTCTGTGTCGTGTAGGAAGTCTGCTGACTCTCATCGCCGGTGGAAACACGGCAGTAAGCCGCCACACGGATGTTGGTCTGGCTTTTCAGCTGCCCGCCGTTCTGTACCGAGCGCACACTGGCGGGGATCACATCCACTTTTTGTCTTGTCATAATCTGCTCCTTTCTTCCAGCCTTGCAACTGGTCTTATCTTACATGCCTCTTCCGCTGGCTGCCGTCGCGCTTCGTATGCCCGTCATAATAGCTTGCGGTATTGCGGTAATCTTCGATATTGGAATCCATCTCTACCTCGGTCTTGGTGTCATCGAACCAGTGTACCGTAAACTTCAGCGGTGAATGAATCGTGATGGAGAGGAGGAATGCCTTGCAGTGTTCTTCGGTCACTTCATTCAGAAAGGCCACCGTACCATCCCGCCCCGCCGGGAGGTTCTTCATCCACTCGATTGCCTTTTCCCTTCGTTCATAGTCGCCCTCCAGTTCTTCCCAGTAGTCTTCCATATAGTCGAGCTGTTCGGTCAGTTTCTGCTCAGTGTCCGTGTCCTTCTGAATATCACACTCCAGTTTCTCAATGAGCTTTTTCTTCTCCTCAATAGAAGCAGGGTCAATCATCTCGTCACCGAGAAGTTCCAGACGGGTCTGCATCACATCCACCTGACTTTTCAGGAGCCGGATCTTCTTACTGGTGCTTTCCACACTGGTGTGTGCGGCCGCTATCTGCTTTTTATAAAAAGCACGGTCGCGTTCCATAAAATCCAGCTTCTGAATGCTCTCCAGCCGTGCAAGCATCTGGCTTACAAAAGAATCTGCTTCCGGGGTGAAGTTGTCATACTGCTCTTTGAACCGGCCGCTCATGATGTCTGCCACAGCCACGTTGTCATGGATGGGCTTAAGCGTCAGCCGGAACCGCTCCAGAACTGCTTTACGGAAGGCTCGGACAACCTGTTCCTCGTATACTTTTTCTGCATGGCAGATACGTTTTCCTGTCGTCCGGCTGCTCGTCGGGCACCGCCAGATGGGATAGTTCCCATTTCCGTTTGTCACATGGAAAAAGCGGCCGCACTCCCCGCAGATTAGTCTTTGGGAAAACGCTCTCGGCTTCTTGCCGGATCTTGTCCTGTTATATAAATCGCTGTTTACTTTTACAACTTCCTGTGCCTTTTCAAACAGGTCCTCGTCAACGATTGCCGGATGATGGTTCCGGACAAAATACTGAGGAACTTCGCCTTTGTTGTCCCGGACTTCATGTGTCAGGTAATCCGATGTGAACTTCTTCTGGATAAGGACTGCACCCATGTACCGCTCGGCACGGACGATCCGCGTGATATTCCCGCCTGTCCATCCATCCAACAGATCACTGTTTAACTGCCCTTTCTTGGATTTTTTCTTTCTTACTCTCACTGCGTCGGTGACAGGAGCCGGAATCTTGTCCATGTTCAGTCCCCTTGCAATCTCCGTATAGGCTTTCCCTTCCACGACTTCATGGAAAATGCGCCGGACGACCCTGGCTTCTTCCTCAACGATCTCAATATCTTTATACTCATATCCGCTCTCGGAGGTAACCATCTTCCCATTGTAGCGGTATCCGTACATGATCTTGTTTGGAACATCCCCCTTCGGAAAGCGCATCTTCTGCCCCAGCCGGATGTTACTGGAAATGCTGCGGCTTTCTTCCTGTGCAATGGCTGCCAGTGTCGTAAGGATGAAGTCGCTGGTCGGGTCTGCCGTATCCAGATTTTCTTTCTCGAACAGAATCGTTACCCCGCAGTCATGCAGGACATCCAGTGCACTCATAAAGTCAGCCGTGTTTCGGGCAAATCGTGATATGGACTTGCACACAATGCGGTCGATCTTCCCGTCCTTACAATGACGCATCAGTCGGCGGAATCCGGTTCTCTTTTCCTTGGAAGTGCCGGAGATGCCGTAATCGGAGTACACACCGACTGCATTCCATGCCGGATTATTTTCAATCAGCTGGTTAAAGTATTTTTCCTGCGTTTCATAGGAGTTCTCCTGGTCGCTCATGTCCGTAGAAACGCGGATGTAAGCTGCCACATTAAGGGTTCCGGCTTTCTTTTTGGTAGCCCGGAAGGTCGCCGTCGAAACGAACTTGTTATCCTGCGGTTCTTCCGGTGTGAAGAGCTTCGTAAACTCACTCTCCATACTGCTCTGCAGCCGTTCTGCAATGTCAGGCTCTGCCATGACCTTTTTGGCATCCAGAGCCTTCTGGATAAGAGCTGTGATACCGGCATCCACGATGTCTTTTGATTTTTGGGGTGTCTGTTTTTTATCTGATGCGTTTTTTGGTTTTTGTTGAGTAGACTTGCCCTGGTGCGTGTCAGTCGGTGGTAAAAAAGAAGCTGTGACAGCCTCCGCACTTTGACGGACATCTGCCACAGCTTCCACAGGTTTCTTTTTCCCAAGAGCGGCTTCCAGTAAAGCCGAGACATCCACAGCAGATGCATTTACTCTCTTCTGCTGTTTCTGCTGTACTGTATTCTTCACAGTCTTTTTCTGCAGATTTGCAAGGAAATCCGTACCAGTACTCATAGTTTTCGCTCCTTTCCTGCCCGTTTTCTTCTCTTTGGGCAGTCACATATTCCCTCTGTTTCGTGATATTATCAAGTAATTTCGGCGCAGAAAGACGGAGAATAATCTGGGAGATTATTGTCTTATCTGCACGATATGTACGCCCCGCCCGGTAAGGACGGGGAGTGTTTTTAGATACGGGCCGCAAAGTCAAGTGCGATCCACCCTGCACCGGATTTCAGCTTGCCCCAGCCCTTCGCAGAACCAGCACCGGCAGATTCTGCCACGATAGTAAACACGCCTTTCCCGGTGTAATAACCGGTCTTACCGTAATTCGTGCCCGGTCCCTTGCGGATGTTGAGGTCTTTAATGGATACACGCACAGTATACGGGACTGAAGACTCCGGTTCCGGGTAGACGGTCTTACCCGCCGGGTCAAAAACATAATAGCCCGGATTCTTATCTGCACACTGTTTTGCATAGGTGAGGTCGTGGAACGCACCTTTCTGGGAAGCGGCATTCTGCCAGCTCTTACGGACACGGTACCAGCCGGAAATAGTGGTGCTTTCAGAATCCTTTACCGCATCATACTGCGTCAGGTTCCAACGCTCGATGATATTGCAAAGGTTCTGAACATAGGTGTGGCTGGTAGCATAACCACCATCCTTGATGATCTGTGCCGCTTTCTTGTAATCGGTACAGCCTGCCAGACCCTCATAGCGTTTCCTGCTGCCACTCATCGCTCCGAGCAGATATGCTGCATGGTCGGCAATGGAGTCTTCCACACAGGCGTACTTGCGGAAGTCAGCAGTGATCGTCACATAGCTGCCATCGGTGTTCTGCTCCTGCGTTTTCTTGGGATAGACAGACTTGCCATCCCAACTGCTGCCGCTCCAGCTGTTCCCGGAAAGCGAGGTCTTCATGCCGAAGCAGTTATTGGCATTCTGTGCCAGCTCAGATTTACCGTAGCCGGATTCCAGAATGAACTGTGCCATCGACACGCAGGCAAGGATGCCCGTGGTTTTCTGGTTCGCAGTAAACAGCGGACCGATCTTTGCCACTGCCTCTGCTTCCGAGAGATTTTTCAGCGAAGAAGCCTGCATGCCGGATGAGGATGAACCGCCCAGTGCTGCAGTTACCCTTGCGGCCAGATCACCCAGGCGGGCATACAGCCAGTTTCCAGGGCAGCTTTTATTCGCAAACCAGCGGTGAACGGTCAGCACCATTTCATCTGCCGCCGGAGCATAGTTGAGTGTCTTATTTTTATCACCCAGCCACAGGAGCTTCTTCTTCCCGTTACGCTTGCAGATATCAATGCAGAGCTTGACCAGAGAGTCATATACGGCACTGTTCATGGCATACGGCTCATTCATGTCGCTGGCGCATTCGATGGTGACCGCCCTCTGGTCATTGGCATTGCTCGACGAACACCAGCTGCGGTTCTTTTCTTCGACACAAAACGACACACGGCCGTCTGTGCCGATGCCGTAGTTGCAGCTTGCCTGACGACTCGTGCTGGTGAAGCAGCCGCAGATGCTCTCCGCAGAAAGCTGACCGACCACACAATGCGGTGTGATACGGTCGATGCTGTGTGTCCTCTGCCCTGAATGGTTCGGGGAAAGTTTGGTGTAAACAACGAGTGGACTATTGGTATATCCCATAATGATTTCCTCCTGCTAAAAAAATTGAGGCCCAGATCACTCTGAACCTCGTGCTGTGGTTATTCTGTTGTTACGGGATCAGCAGTTTCATGCCGACCCGGATGGCATTGGAAGTCAGGCCATTCAGCACACGGATATCTGCACAGCGGCTGCCGCTTCCCAGTTCCTTATCTGCGATTTTCCAGAGATTATCACCGGGAACAACGGTATAGATCCTGCCAGCTGTGAACGCATAGGTGTCCGCACTGTTCAGGACATATGCGACACCGGCCTCTGCTTCGGCACATTTGATCTTCAGCCAGCCATCACAGAACTGCACCACTTCCACAAGGGCATTCTTCTTGTAGACCGCTACGACCTCCGCATCCAGACTCGGCTTCTTGCGGATGTTCATGAGGGTCTTGAGCTTGCCGTAGGCAATGGTGGCCGGAAGCTCCTCCGCAGTCGGGAACTCGTTCTCATCCACTTCGTCTTCAGCTTCTTTCTCCGCCGGGGTATCTTCCACAGGGGTTGTGGTTTCCGGCTTATCTTCCGGGATATCGTCCACGACTGCTTTCTCCTCACTCTCATCTGCGCCGGTATCTGGGACAGCCTCTTCCGGATAGATCACGTTGCCGTCATTGTCGAACACTCGGCTGCCGGGGTTCTCATCGCACTTGGCTTTTGCATTCGCCAGCAGACGGTACGCGCCAAACTGGGATGCCTCATCTTCCCAGACTTCTCGCACACGGTAATAACCGGTCGTCAGTTTTGCGGGATACTCTTTCTTACTCATGGTTCATTCCTCCTAAAATTTGAGGGAGAGGCCGTTACACCTCTCCCTATTGATTACTCGTCCTTATCCTCTCTTTCTTCCTTCAGCTGTGCCAGCATCTCCTTGAGCTTCTCCGGCACCGGAAGACCGATAACGGCTGCGTTTTCGAGGCAGCTCAGGCCTTCATTCGCCAAATAGAAAAACACCACCGCTGTACGGATGGCGGCTCCATTCTGGAGGATCTGTGTGTCAATGATGTTGGCGATCCCAACCAGCACAAAGATGCACACCTTTTTGGCGATGCCCTTAAAGCCAACTTCAGAAGAAAGCTCATGCTTGATGGCTGCCGCCAGCACCCCGGTGAAGTAGTCACAGACCACGAACACCACCAGTGCATACAAAAAGCCGTCAAACCCGCCAAAGAACCAGCCCAGGAAACCACCCAGACCTGCGAACATCCATTCAATCTTGTCGATCACATTCTGCATAATCTTGTCCTTTCCTGCCCATTTGGGCATAAAAATAGACGGTCGATGCCGCCTTGTGTATACTCCTTCTATAATGAACACCGTTTCACAGCCATTTGGGAGGTATGTCTGTCAGGGACGGTGGAAATTTATTTGCTGTCCTCCGTCAGCCACGCACGGATCTGGCAGTAATATCCGTCTGCCCATGCCTGATAGCCCCTTGCGGAAGGATGGATACTGTTAGTCAGCGTCCGGCTGGTTTCCGTGAACCGGTTCGTCACCGGCTTGTCCGAATACGGAAATGCCAGACGGCGGTCCGTGCGAAGACCGTGGGCAAAACAGGTCACGTTTTTGCGGTACTTGCCGGCATCGAATGCCTTGATCAGCGCAAGGTTCAGCGTGTTGATGCTCATATGGAAGATACCCATGCTGGAACCGCACTGATAAGAATAATCCGAACCGGGTCCGCAAAGGCCGATACCGATCTTGCAGTTCGGGAAGCCCGTCTCCTTATCCAGCAGAGCATCAATAAACTGCTTTGCCTGATCCACGAACTTCTGCACCTCAGCTTCCGTGCGGTACAGTGTAGTGCCCTGTGACACATCATTGGTGCCAAGTGCGATCAGGAAGTAATCGATGCCCTCATAGCCGTTGGTCTCGCAGTATTTCTGGAAATCCAGACGGCCTTTGATCTTGTCCCAGAACGCATTCGTTTTGCCGGCGTAATCCGTATCTGCCAGATACCGGGCAAAGGTCCAGCTGCCGCGTCCTTCGTGCTTGCCGCCAGACGGTCCTCTCGTTCCCAGCTGGTGGATCACGCAGTCATTATCCTCTGCCAGCAGACGGTACACTTCCGTTGCCACAGAACCATTGTCCACGAGAGAGTCTCCACAGATGCAGATATTCTTCGTGAGCTTGTCCTTCAGCTTATGGTGGACCCTGACCTGGACAGGTTTGGACGATACCGTATGGCAGTCATCTTCATCCAGACGGCGGACGGTCAGTGCAAAATCCGTACTGTCCTTCGTCGGCGTGTAGTTCATGCAGTACTCGTTCCGGGTCAGGCTCGGTGCATTCGTGCCTCTGGCGAGCACATACAGATTTTCCTTGCCATCGTGGCGGGAAAGACAGTCAAAGAAGATGGAAAGCTGGCGTCCCTCCATGCAGTCCCAGTGGGACGGGGTCACGATGTCATCCTCTACAGCCGGAGTAATGGCTTTCTGCACATAATCCGTGATACGCTTCGGGATGAAAGATGCCGCGTTATCTGCGAAGAGATCACCCGCTTTGTATTCCTTACCGCCCACAATGAACTTCACATCCGGGTGAATGTGCGGATTATACAGCTTGCTCTGATACCAGGATGCAATATAGAAACCATTCGTACCCAGCTTTCGGAACAGGCTGGTGTCGTACAGATTGATGGTTTTCGTACCGGCATCATAAGCGAGGATGCGCATCGGCATACCAAATGTCGAGCTGGGTGTGTTAAATGCCATCTCTACCGGATCGCCTGCCATGATCCACTCATAGTGGAACGTATCCGGAACACCCAGACACTTGGTACTGACCTGGATCGTACCGGCATCCTGGTCAATGGTAATACCGCCGCTTGCCAGATACATATGGCGGGAATCCTTACCGGCAAGATCCGTGCGGAGCTGCTGAAAGCGGTCCTCATACTTCTTTTCGATATAGGAATCACGCCGTTCTTCATCGAAAAGCTCACCAGCCTTATAAGTTGTGCCATCCAGTACAATGCTGAAAGATGAGCTCATGTGCGGATACCAGAAATGGTTTTCATACCATGCAGCGATATAATAGCCGTTTACTCCCAATGCCCGGAACTGTGCAGTGTTGTAAAGATTGATCTGATCTATGGACGAGTCATAGGCAAGGATCAGCATGTGATGCTTTTCTGCTTCCGTACTATCCAACATCGGTACCGGCTCCTCACTAGCACTGATCCAGTAGTAAGCACCGTTATCGACAACCGCCAGGATACGTTTCGTGACCTGAATGGTGCGGTTGACCGTATCGATCGCAAACTGGCCTGTAGCGAGGAACATCTTTGCTGAACGGTACTTGTGCCAGGTCATCGCAGTATTCGCAATCTTGGCTGGATTGCCATAATCGATCCCATTGATGACTGTACCGCTGCTCGAAGGAGCTACGTATACCACATTCCAGTCAAAAAAGACCGCAAACACAAAGCGGCCCTTTGTGAATAGATCGCCCCAGCTATCGCCGCTTGTATTTTCCACCTTAATGACAGGGACTTCTGTCTTTTCTCCCGTCTCGTTTGCGGATGCTTCCGCACCATCATAGTAGATCGCCCACCATTTTCCCACTACTGCAAAGTCAAACGAGGTACTGTTTTCCGCCACCAGTTTCGTCTGCTCGTACTGTATACCATTTGTACGGCGGCAGACATATACACTCTTTCCCTCCGGGAATGTGACTGTCACCTTGCTGCCCGTGAACCTGATATCCACGCTGCCGTTCATCCACTGCCAGCCTGTTGCATAATTTGACAGCAATCTCATCGGGAGCATGTTGTCATAGAGGTACACTGAGAGCTTCGAGAACAGCTTTTCATTGGTGGTGACAGAGATGAAACGGGTATTCGGAAGCAGTGTGATCACATAGTTGTCATAGACCTTGCCGCTCTCTGCCCGGAAACAGCCACCGAGGAACTTACGGTCCATGTCATAGCAGACCACGTTGTTATAGTCATCCCGGCCGCTCATATAGCCGAACTGACCGTCCACCAGAATCGCATCACCGCTGACCGGGACCATGTGCGCCACGCGCCAACTTTCCGAAGCTACAAGGTTGCCGTTCTGGTTTGCGTAACCATTTTTGATCACCCAGTTCTTCATGATATTCTGCATGGAACGCACCCTGCCGACCGCACGGATATTGTCACCGGCTGTGGGATAAGTCTTTCCCTCATCATCCACACGAACATCTACCAGCTCCTGTGCATAGTTGGCATTTTTGTCCGTAGATGCCTTGACATTGGCATTGATCTGGGCTTTCAGCGTTTCTGCTGTCTTATCCATCTCAGACTTACTGGCTGCAACCGCACTGTTTGCGGCATCGACCTTCTGGGTGATATCCGCCACATCCTGCGCGGTCATCTTGCGCAGGGCTGCCACATCTGATGCAGTATCTGCACGAAGCTGTTCTACATCTGCTGCAGTATCCTTGCGGAATTGCTCCACTTCTTCTGCCGTATTCTGGCGGTACAGAGCCATCTGCTCCGAGAACCGGGAACACATCGCCCAGTATTTCTCCTGTGACAGAAGCGTTCCGGCCGGCACAGGTTTCCGGCTCATATAGCTGTCGCCTGTGGATTCCTCATACACAATGGTAAGAGGTTCATATTCTTTTGCTTTGTCCCAGACACCATCATGGCGAGGGACGATTCGGTTGCCGATATATTCCGACATATTTTCCCCTTTCCCGGCTCTATCAGCCGTTTGCAAATTCTACGATCAATCGTCCATCACCATCCATCGAGAAGATGAGCTTCAGACCATCCTCGGTGGTGAAAGCAAGATAACCGTCATCCGTAACCGTACAGTTCAAAAGATTTTCGATGAATTTCTGGATTGTGCTGGATTCCGACTTGTCACTGAAGCCGAGTCCGTCCTCCGACACAACGGCAAAATAGCCATCGTCCGTGATATACACTTCCAGCAGTCCCTTGCGGATAGCTTCCACCACACCCGCGTAGGTATAGGTGGCGATCTTACCGTTGTTGATGGCTGCCCGCTCCACCTTCAATGTGAGGGAAAACGAACCAAGGACATCCCCCGCTGTGCTGAGCATAACAACATCCAGCGGAAACCGCCCGGCCTGTGCGGTCATGAAGGTCGTGATCGTAAAGGCGACCGCCCCATTTTCAACAAACACAAGGTCGGATGCTGTTTCGCTGGTGTAGTGAAAGATCGTACCGTCCGGTCTGGTACCGGAACAGGCAACGATGCAGTCCTGTGGTACAGAATACTGAACCGAGTTGTTATACAGGACACATCTGACTTTCCGTGCCCTGTTGTCATACTGCTTGACCGGAACTGTCACCGGGATCAGATTCTCCGTCAGCGACAGTTCCACTTCCTGATAAATGCTTGTGATCATTACGCACTCCCTCCTTCCTGATCGGTCTTCTTGTCATCTGTTTCTTCTTTGCCCCCATTATCTTTTCCTTCGGTGTCCGGGTTCTCCGGCTCCGGCTTTTCCGGTTCCGTCGGTGTGGTCGGTTCCGTTGGCTGTTCCGGCTCATAGCCGATGGTCTGCCACTGTTCTCCATCCCAGAGCTTTAACTGCAGGTTCTTCTTATCGACCCAGAGCGTATCTGCTGCCGGGGCTTCCGGTGCGGTTTCCGATACCGGGACACTCGGCTGGTACTTTTCATCCAGTTCTTTTTCGACCTCTTCCGACAGCTTCTTCGCCGCACTGTATCTCTCGTCCAACTCCTTTTGCAGATCTTCTGAGATTTCCGTAAGGGTGCCATACCGCTTATCCAGTTCCTCATACAGCTCTTTGGACAGCTTTTTGGCAGTTTCGTACCGCTGATCGAGTGTTTTCTGAAGTTCGGCAGAGATAGCGGTCGCTGTTTTGTACCGCTCATCCAGTTCCTTCAGCAGCTCCTCGGAAAGCTCCGTGGCTTTCTTGTAGCGGTCATCCAGTTCCTTGAGGGTTTGTTCCAGCAGGATCGCCGTCCTGACTGCCGTGTCATCCGACTCCCAGCCATAGCCCCACGTTTTACCGCCATCCGTGGATACAAACAGCCCGGCAGAGCTGTTCTTCCATGCGACCGTGGACTGTTTCAAAGTTGCCGCATTGAATGCATAACGGGTCGTGTTTCCCTTGCTGTCCGTCTCATTTTTATAATGTAGTCCAAACAGCGCAGCAAAAAGCGTACCGTCATAAATGATGGATGCCGTGATTCCACCGACCTGCTCTCCCACTGCTGTCTCCGCACGGACTGCCGTATCGTAGGCAATCGTTGCTGTATTCCGGATGCTGTTGAGCGAACCAGTCAAAGAAGAATTCCGGCTGCTGACCGTGGAGTTCGACAGCGTAATGCTGTTATAGCGTTCCAGCAGCGCATCATACTCGGTTTCGGTGACTTTGGAACTGACCTCAATGCCCAGCTTTGAGATATACACATGGACCGTATCGCAAAGGGAGACACGCTCTGCTTCCACGATGTCCTCATACCCCGGCGTATTCCAGAGCTGTAAAAAGTCGATCTTGATGTCGATTTCCGGCTCCGTTAAGTCCGTGGTGTCGATATAGTTCTGTGCGTATTCCCGGAGTGCCGCTTCACTCGGCTTTTCCTGAAAATTGCTGGTACAGTCCAGCACGGTAACCTTCTGGTAAGGAATTGACCGTTTGCTTTGCAGCACCACCTTCTCCGGCAGTTCCATAACAGCCTGGGTTTCATTGTCCACCCAGTACGGATGCACACCAGTGATCGTGTTCTCGATGGATTTTTCCATCTTGAAATCCGTCAGGTTCTTGCCGTAGATGATGTGGACGTTATGGTCAGCACCTCTTGCCTTATGAAACTTGACCGTATACCGGTCCCACTCGAATTCACCGCCAAAAACATCCAGAACTGACCCGGTCATACCTCCAAGGCAGTTTCGGAAGGACGATGGAACGCCCAGCGTAAAAGTTGCACTGGAGTCCACATTCGTCCAGACATCGAAAGGGCAGTCAGAAGCAGCGTGGCTTTTCAGCCCCTGCATTGCTCCCGCACACCCAGTCGCTGAGAACGGGGAAACTGTGATGAAGTTCAGCTGGTAGGAAATGTGCCGAGCCTGAACTTCCAGCTTTCCATCAATAGGGGTCGTGATCTTGTAGATGCGGAACGGCTGAGACTGCATGGTATCGGATGGCTTGGCAAGGATGATATTCCCCTCCTCCAACATCTCTGCATGGATGCCATCTGCCGGACAGACCAGCTTCAGTTCATAGCTTCCGTTTCTCTTTTCCGTTACGGTACAAGACTGTGCATCTGCCAGCTTTCCAATACCGTTATGATTGAACTTCATCTCTGTTGATGCATATAAACATGGGATCACTGGCTGCACCTCCCTCTTACAGCGTCCACCAGCGTGGAGTCACCTCCACCGCCGTGATGCCGCCTGTCCATGCGATTTGTGTCTTTCCCTCCGGCAGTTCCGGGAAATCATCCGAAAGGATGGTCTCATTGCAGAAGCCGGAAGCGTTGTAAGCGTTGTGCGTTTCACAGTTGAGCAGCACGTAGTCCTTGATGCTGTGGATGGTGATCTTCTCCTCACCCACATACAGTTCGCCGCCAGAATCCCCATAGATCTTGAAGATAGGCTGTGCCGGAAAAGCGAAGGGGTTCTTTAAGGTCGACCTGCCATCCAGCCGGATCACCCTCTGCCCATCCACGCTCCAACGCTGGGGCTTACAGTTGAATGTCAGCTCCATCTCAGCGGCTTTCTGGGCAGTCACATCAAAGGCAAGGGCATCCTTGCAGACTGCCATCCGGAAGAAATCCGGGTCGTAGGTGTCCTGCAATTTCTGATACCCGATCGGGGATAACAGCCATGCCTTGACCGCTGCGGTCTTGGCAGGCAGACCGTTGAAGAAAAATGCCTTATACTTGATATCCACGTTCTGATACCTACGCCTGCCTGTCCTTGCATTCTCGGTGATGATGTCCCCGTTCCTGCCGGGTACGGAGGTGCTCTCCACATCCGCAGCCGGGGAATCATACACACCGGGACCAGACAAATATAAAAGGAAGTCCTTGCTGGACTTCCCGGCAAAGGACAGATACTGTCTGGCATATCTGCCTTTGAGCTGAAACTGTGATACTGTCTGCTTTGGGGTGTTATAGCCCATACGCATCTCCTCCTTTACTTGAAGACCGAATCATCCTCGTGGATCATGCCGTTGATCTTATCGGCAACGGTCTGTGCGAGTTCATCGTCGTTCCGGGCATTATAACCGTTGACTGTGATATACACACCGCCAAGGTTGGTCGTCCGGGTGGTGCCACCTCCGGCCAGAGCCGCCTGCGGGAAGTTCCAGCCGGAGCCATCGAAATGTGGCAAGGTCAGTTCCGGCAGACTGAAGGAGCTGATGCCCTCCATACCCTGCTGTACCTTTGCTGCCATCGACCTGATCTGGCTGATCAGTCCGCCTTCGCCTTTCTTGATGCCGCCGGAAAGCAGCTTCATGAAGTCGGGCATATAGGTGTCGGCATCTGCCAGCGGTCCTTCATCCGGCACAGAGAAGTGCAGGAACGAGCGGATGCCATTTGCCACACTCTTGACCGCATTGCCGACCCAGCTCACGCCTTTCTTGATACCGCCCGCGATACCGCCAACGATGTCCTTGCCCCAGCTGACTGCCGAAGAAGCCACGTTCTTGATACCGCCCCAGATGGACGATGCCACATTGCCAATAGCAGAAGCCGCATTAGAAATACCGTTCTTGATGGCGTTTACTCCATTCGAGAATACCGACGTAACCTTGTTCCAGATATTTGTGACACCTTCCCGGAAGCCATCGCAGTTTTTCCAGAGGCTCGTCAGTCCAAGACCGATGCCACCAACTGCTGCCACTGCGATACCTGCAGGACCGGCAAGACCGGCCAGTGCTGTACCTGCCGAAGCAAGCACTCCTCCGGCCGAGGAAGCGATACCAGCCAGAGCCGATCCCGCACCAGCAGCCAGACCGGATACGGTCGTACCAACCGAGCCGAACAGTCCTGCGATTGCGGAACCGGCAGAACCAGCAATTCCGCCCAATGTAGAACCCACACCAGACAGAAGTCCAGAAAGACTGCCGCCTAAGCCGCCGATCTTCGACACTACACCGGAAAGCAGCCCACCCAGATTCGACAGGATTCCCCCACCGCTGGCGCCAAGGCTTCCCAGCTTCGAGATGATGCCGGAGATTCCCTCTCCCAGACCGCCCATTTTGGAGGTCAACCCGGAGATCAGGTTGCCAAAGTTCGACACAATCTGACCACCATCTGCGCTATCGATCTTCGACAGGAAACTGCCGATGTTGGACAGCAGACCGCCTCCGTTCTCTGTACCGAGGACGTTACCAAGGTTCTGCATCGTATTTCCGAGGTTTCCGATGGTGTTCTTCATGGAGCCGAGCTTGTCCACAAGGCCCGTGACCGTATTGACCGTGTCACCGACTTTGCTGATGCCGCTTCCCAGGTTCTTTAGGAAGTCCGAATTGAAGGTATCGCCAAGGCTGCGGATCGCATTCCCAAGGGAACTGGTCTGAGAACTCAGTTCTCCAATGGAATCCTTCATATCCGTAAAGCCCTGCTTCACTTCATCGCTCATACTGCCGACTGCAGTTTTGGTGATGCCCTGCAGGTCAGTCCAGAGCTGCTGGAACTGGGTCTTCACCCCGGAAAGCCCGGACATGAGCTGGGTCTGGATGCCACTGCCCACATCCCTTGCAGCACTGCCGATACCGCTCTGACTTTTCTTGATCGTGGTAGCAAAACTGCCGACCACAGAATCCATCCAATCGCCCAGCGAATCCACCGGGGTCGTGAGGTTGCTGCTCATAGACCCAGCAAGTCCCTGCACGGCTTTCACCACCGACTTGACATTTTTCTTAATGCCGGTCGCCAGCAACTTCATGAAGTCCGGCATATAGGTGTCTGCATCGGACAGAGGTCCTTCGTCCGGCACAGAGAAATGCAACAGACTTCTGACCCTGCTTGCAACATTTTCTGCCGCTGCAATCACGGAACCAGCCGCTGCCCGGACACCTGCCGCCATCTGGGAACAGATATCTGCACCCCAGCGGTATGCCGAAGAAGCAATCGAACCGAGCGAGTTAAAGCTGCTCCTGATACTTGCAACACCAGAAGAAACCGTGCTGCGCAGGCTGGACATTGCCGAAGACACCGTGGACTTGATGCTGTTGAAAGCAGAGGCCGTAGTGGATTTCAGTGTGTTCCAGCCGCTTGTGACCGTACTACGGACAGCTGTGACAGAAGAAGTCGTAAGGGACTTGATACTATTCCATGCAGTCGTAATGACTGTTTTGATACCATTCCAGCTAGTGTTTGTCAGAGTTTTCACTGCGTTCCATGCGCTGGTCATGGACGATTTTACAGAAGCAGTCGCCGAAGTAGTCAGAGACTTAATTCCGTTCCATGCTGTGGTGATAACGCTCTTGATTCCGTTCCAGCTGGTCGTTGTCAGCGACTTCACTGCATTCCATGCACTCATCATGGACGTTTTCACTGCTACTGTTGCGGAAATCACATTAGATTTCACCGCCGCAAAGCTGGTTTGGATGGTGGTCTTGATACTGTTCCATGTGCTTGTGGTACTGGTCGTAATGGAACTCCATGCGGATCTCATCGCGGCACTTACACCTACCGTTCCGGTTTTCACCGTCTGGCTGATGGCTGCCCAGCTCTTACTGTATGCCTGCTCTACTCCCCTCATGGAGTTGGTAATGGAGGTAGACAGCGTGGTGGACAGGTTCTCTGCCGCCGCAGTCACAAGACCGGTATTGGTCGTGATGCCGTTTGCCAATCCCTGCATGAAGTCCGGCATCCAGCTTTCCATATCCGCCAACGGTCCTTCATCTGGTACAGAGAAGTGCAGGAAGGAACGGATACGGTCCGCCACTCCCGATACGGCACTTGCCACATCCTGAATCCTCGACTGGATACCGGACACAATGTTGCCGATCATGTCAGAGCCCCACGAAAATGCCTGTCCAGCCAGCCCCTTGATAAAGGAGACTGCACTGTTAAAGCCGTTCGTGATGGTGTTTTTGATACCGGAAATCGTAGAGGAAATCCCGGATTTCATCGAATTAAAGGCTGTGATCGCCGCGCTCTTGATGCTGTTACTGAGGGACGAAACCGTAGACTTCATGGCATTCCAGCCGGAGGAAACCACCGATTTGATGCTGTTAACCACACCGGAGATCCTGCTGCTGATGGCGCTCCAGATGGAAGAAACCGTGGACTGGATTGCAGAAAGGACTGTCGAAATGACCGTCTTGATTGCATTCCATGCCGTACTCATCCGGGTCTGGATGCCAGTCAGCAGCGGAGACAGGAACGATACAATGGCATTCCACACCGTCGTCACTGCAGTCTGGATCGCAGTCAGCACCGTGGAGATGGCTGTCTGGATCGCAGACCAAACCGTAGAGAAAGTCGTCTGCAATCCGGTCAACATCGGGGTCACAAAAGCGACGATGGCGTTCCAGATGGAAGTAATCTTCGTCTGAATCGCGGTCAGTGCTGCGCCGATCAGGATCTGGATTGCCTGCCAGATGGTCTCAAACAGATATTTGAACGCATCCAGCAGAGGTTTCATGGTGTTGTAGATTCCGTTCCACACTGTAGTGATCGTGGTACTGATGGTGTTCATGACCGTAGAGATTGCGGTCGAGATCGCCGTCCACACAGTTATCACCGTGGTATGGATCGTATTCAGCACAGAAGAAACTGCTGTGGAAATAGCCGTCCAGATCGTGCTGAAAGTCGTCTGGATACTGGTAAGGACTGTGTTAAAGAAGCCCGAAACAGCAGTAAACACAGTCGTTGCTACACTTTGGATGGTAGAAACTGTGTTTGAAAAGAAGCTGCTGATTCCACTCCACACGGTCTCGAAGAAGCTCTTGATACTGCCCCAGACCGTCTGCCAGTCCGTACCGAACAGACCGAGGAACACATCCAGTGCGCTCTTTAGTGCGGTAAGCGTCGTGGAGAATACAGACTTCACACCATCCCAGATGCTGGAGAAGATGCCTTTTACTGCTTCCCATGCGCCGCTCCAGTTGCCGGAGAACACATTGGAAAAGACATCGAACAGGCCAAGCAATGTATCCAGAACCACACCGAGAATGGTGGCAATATTCTGGAATGCTCCCTCAAACAGCGGTGCAAGCACCTGACAGAAGCCATCCCAAACTGCTTTCAGTACCTCAGTGACATCCTTAAAATCAAAGCCCAGCCCGTTGATCCGCTGTGTCAGCTGGTCGCAGAAGCCTTTCACCTTGGAAACAATGTCGTTCCAGATGCCGGTAATGGCAGTACGGAACTCCTCGTTGGTGTTCCAGAGATTCATGAACGCTGCCACCAGCGTACCGATGACCGCCACCACGGCTACGACCGGCCCGGACAGACCACCCAGAACCACACCCAGCTTGCTGAACACACCGCTGGCACTGCCCACATGGGTGATGAGAAGCCGGACACCCTTTGCAAGAGAACTGAATCCCCGCATCGCTGTGCCGACGGTCGATATGGTCTTGCCCAGCACAATGAGCAGCGGACCGATGGATGCTGCCAAGAGCCCTATCTTGATGATTGTTTCCCTGGTACTTTCATCCATGCTGTTGAGCTTGTCCACGAACTGCTGCACGGCAGATACGATCTTGCGGATGGTGGGCATCAGAATGTCGCCAAAAGAAATAGCCAGCTCCTCCAGCTGAGATTTCAGGATGGTGAGCTGACCATTTAAATTGTCCTGCATGGTCTCTGCCATGCTCTCGGATGCGCCATCGCAGTTTTCAATGGCTCCACGCAGTTTGTTGATGTCTGTCTCGCTGGAATTCATCAGGGCAAGGAAGCCGGACATGGCATTCTTGCCAACCAGTGCCTCTGCATTGGATGCTTTTTCAGATTCAGTCAAGCCAGAAAATGCTACACGGCAGTCTGCAAGGATATCGTTCAGGCTCCTCATACTGCCATCTGCATTGCTGGTGGCAATCGTAACTTCACCGATGTTCTTGCCCGCAAAGGTCACTTCACCGGAAAGGTTGTTCATGATGGTACGAAGGGACGTACCAGCCTGCGAAGCCTTGATACCACTGTTTGCCATCAGACCGATGGCTTCTGCGGTATCCTCTGCCGAGAACCCCAGCGCACCGGCGATAGGCGCGCAGTACTTGAACGTCTCGCCCATCAAGCTGACGTTGGTATTCGCATTGGAGGAAGCGGCTGCAAGGATATCTGCAAAATGCCCGGAATCCGCAGCGGATAAGCCGAACGCGGTAAGAGCATCCGTGACGATATCCGAAGTCGTGGCGAGGTCTTCACCGGACGCCGCCGCGAGGTTCATGATACCTTCGATACCATTCAGCATGTCCCCCGTTTTCCATCCGGCCATGGCCATATATTCCATTGCCGAAGCTGCCTCAGATGCGGAGAACTTGGTCTTCGCACCCATCTCACGGGCTTTCGCACGAAGCTGGTCAAAGTCATCCCCTGTTGCACCGGAAATGGCAGAAACCTTGCTCATCTCGGAATCAAAGTCGGCTGCGGTCTTCACTGCGGCAGTGCCAAGACCCGTTACAGCGGCAGTCACCGGCAGGAACTTCTTACCGACATTCTCCACAGAAGACCCGATGTTCTGGAGCTTTTCTCCGGCTTCATCGATCTTGGCAAGGGTCGCATTCGTGGTCGCCGCCTGATCCTGTAAGGATCGCAGATTCTGTTCGGTCTCCACGATCTCACGCTGGAGGGCATCGTACTGCTGCTGGGTGATCTCACCGTTGGCAAGCTGCTCATTGGCCTGCTGTGCGGCAGTTTTCAGAGTTGCCAGCTTTTCCTTGGTGGCTTCAATGGCATCCTTGAGCATCTTCTGCTTCTGGACGACCAGCTCTGTATTAGAGGGGTCCAGTTTCAGGAGTTTATTGACATCCTTCAGTCCGGACTGCGTCCCCTTGATTGACTTGTTTACACTTTCCAGTGCTTTGGAGAGCTTTGTGGTATCGCCGCCGATCTCAACGGTGATGCCCTGGATTCTGGATGCCATTTGTGTAACCACCTCCTCGCAGGCATAAGAAAAGCCCATCTGCACAGGGCAGACAGGCGGAAAATAATCTGAAATTTACAATTCTGTCGTTGCTAAGCGGCAGAAAAAGAGCTATACTTAAATTGAGAAATTGTACTCAAAGGAGGTACGCTCTATGAGTGAATATAATATTGACATTGCCGATATGCAGTGCTGGGTTTTCCGCATGGCTCAGTCCAAGTGGAAAATGTCTCCCAGCGACTGTGCTGAACTGTTTAAGAAATACGACATTCTTGGATTTATTTCTGAATGCTATGACATCCTTCATCTAAACGGTTACGCCTGTGTTCTTCACGATGTTGAAACCTTGTTAAAGAATCGAGGTGTATCCGTATGATCGAATTGCAGGATGGGATGCTTCTGTACCACGGTAGCTACATTGGTATCCCGGCGATTGACCTGAATCGCTGCTTTGGTGGACTCGATTTTGGCCGAGGTTTTTATCTTACATCTTCCTACGAGCAAGCGTACAATTACGTTCAGCTTTCGGTTAGGAAAGCGATGCGTATTGGTACAGTTCCAAAAGATTTCAACCCGGAAGACGGACAGATATCTGTTTACAAATTCCACTACGATCCCAACATATTAGCTTACTGTTTCCAAGGAGCCTCTGTTGAATGGCTTCATTTTGTAGCAGCAAACCGAAAAAAGGATTTGTTCCCACAACTTTTGAAAAAATACGGCACCATCGACATCATCGGTGGAAAAATTGCAGATGACCAAACAGCCCACACCTTACAGCAGTATATCGGTGGCGTTGACTTTGGTATCCCCGGCACACCGAAAGCAGACAAAATAGCTATTGAAAAACTTCTTCCCAATCGCCTAAAAGACCAATTCTGTTTTCGCACGCAGGACGCCGTTAATCATCTTGAATATATAAGGAGTGACCGCTATGGAGATGTCAAACTATAACTTCACAGATACGCAGAAAGAAAGCTGTGCTGTCAGTCTCATGCGCGATACGGTCAAAGAACTCGCTTTGCGTGATACTATTTCCTATGAAGATGCACTGTTACGCTTCACAAATTCAAAAGTATATGAAACACTTTTCGACTATGATACCGGAATTTGGAGAGAAAGCCCCGACTATCTTCTGAATCTCTATGACTATTGCAATTCTAAAAAGACTGCCTAAGTTTTCTTTCTACCTGACTAGCACTACTAAATCGGCTATACTTTCAGCAGCAATCAGGTTTCGGTAACCTTGCGAGGTCCGAGGCCGGGAAGATGACCTTTAGGCCACCTTCTTTCTCCCCCAGTTGTGCACGGCTGGGGGATTTTTTATACCTTACCGCCAGACGATTGTGCTTATTTCATTCACAATATAAGCACGGTCGTTTGTTTTTTGCTTTAGAACCGGTCGAAATCCTCCTGCGAGGCCAGCTCTTTGTACGGATAGTCGTCGTTCTGCCGCTCCGTGAACATATCATTGACCAACCCGATGGTCAGCAGGTCGAGATCGGCGATGCTGATACCGAGCTGTACACAGCGCAGCAGAAAGAGCGGGGTGGTCATTTCCCGCTCACTTTTGCGAGGTTTTTTCTGGATTCTACCTCGGTCTGCACATTCAGACCCCACAGTTCGATCAGCTGAGGCAGGATCTGGTAGATGGAGAAGGTGTTGAACTGGTCCAGGAACTCCTCCGGGCTGTCCGGCACATTCGCGGGGTCAGCATGACGGGCCATCAGCCATGCCAGGTCCTCGAACATTTCCAGACTGAACAGGTCGAGGTTGGAATTATCCTCATCATTCTCTCCCACGCTCTTTTCCAGCTGGCGCAGATCCTTGTAGATGTCACGGCCGAACTTGATGCGGTACAGGCGAGGCACAGCGGCACTTGCCTTAAAGGTGACTTCCTTGCCATCGATCTCAATTTTCTTTGTAACTGCCATAATCGTAATCCTCCAAAATTTCATGTAAAATTGGCAGAGCCGAAGCCCTGCCATATATCGTGTTTCTTACTCTACCGGGTCAATGCTCACCAGTGCATTACCGCCGCTCACAGTGGGCAGCTTGCCATCCCACTTCTGAACCTTCTGGTAATCGATCAGCGTATCGGACAGACTTTCTGCCAGTTTGCGGTTTGCCTCTGCCTGTGCGTCTGCGGCAATGGAAGTTTTCTGTGCTTCCGCCTCTGCATTGGTGATCGCCACCTGCTTATCCGCTTCTGCCTTGGCAATGGCGGCTTCATTCTCAATCTTCTGCTTATCTGCGTTCTGCTGTGCAATGGACTTCTGCTGGATGGCTTCGTTATAGGCATCCTCGAAATTCATGTCGTTGATGACGACCTTGTTTACGAACACAACGTTCTCACCATATTTCTGCACAATGGACTCTGCCAGCTTCTGCTGTGCCAGAGGCTCGATCTTGGTGCGGTTGGTTACCTCATTGGGGGCAAGTTCAGCCATCGCAGACTTAATGGCCGATGCCACCAGCTCGTCACCGACCAGATTCTTGATGTCGGACACATTCGCATACAGCCATGCACTCTTCTCAGGAAGCACCTGATAGGTCACGATGACATCAGCGGCATACACAGGTGTTTTATCGGCGGCTTCGCCCCATACCTGCGCCTCGATGTGCTTATCCTGCTGCTTGTTGTTGACCTTGTGGATGCTCTGCACAAAGGGAATGCAGAAGTTGAGCTTGCCACTCTGGATAGTGGTCTCCTGGATCTGACCGAAGCTGGTCTTCACGCCCGTGTAACCGGTGGGGATGATGTGGAACGAGCAGACAGCCAGCACCAGAACGATGATCACTGCGAACAAAGGAAAAATCTTCTTCATAATCGTATACCTCTTTATAATAATGTAAGCAGAGCCGAAGCCCTGCAGTGTGTGTCGGTCACTTAGCCCTGCGGCTCCTCGGTGTGACTGGTGTCTTCGGTGTCCACAGCTTCTGCCTGCGGCTCGTAGACCGCATCGTACCATTTGTTATAGACATCATCGGTGGTGTTGGTGCCGGTCTTTGCCTTGACATAACCGTTTGCCAGAGGGGTTGCCTGCAGGTTCAGGGTGTCCGTCTTGACTTCCTTGCTGTCCTCATTGGTCTCACCCTCGATGGACGGACGGCTTGCCACACAGTTGTACAGCACATGACGGATGTGACGCTGGTCGCCATCGAACTCGAACAGGAATGCGAAATGCTCCAGTTCCACATTGGCGTTCTCAGCAAGCACACCGTTGCCATCCAGCTCCTCGTGCATGATGTCCGTGAGGAAGCTCTCCGGGATCAATGCGATTTCCAGATCCCCCTCGTAGCCGGAGTTGTTATTCACGACATAGTAGGCGATATTGTCCGCATAAAACGGCTCGATCTCGCCATTGGCATCCA